AGCAGTTTGATGTGGGCGACTTCGATTCAATAAGTGTCATTTGGAAGTTACAAAGAGAGAAAGCTGAGAGGCTAAAAAATGGAGATTATTACACCAGGCCACATAGTCGAGGAATTACAAAGGCTGACGAAAGAGATGGACAAGGGGGCTAACGCTCTCTACGATGCCGAGTGCAAGCTTGCAGATGCTGATTCAGCGTATGACCGAGCTGTATCGCTGGCCTTCCTAAACAACTCTGGGACAGTCGCAGACCGGCAAGCTGTGGCTAAATTGCAAGCAGTAGAGGAAAAGCTGAAGGCTGACCTAGCAAGGGCTGAATACAATCGCATCAAAACCAAGATGAAAACCCTGTCAGACCAAGCCACAATGATGGCTGTAATGAGCAAGAATGTCGAACTTCAGTGGAGACACGCCTAGCTGGTAGCCTTATCGGGTGATAGCCGAATCCTGCTCTTGTGGGGCCAAAATAAAGACTGATGATGCTCAGGCAATCAAGCTCGTCCGAGAATGGCGGCGTAGGCATACCTGTATAACCGACAACTCCGACAACTCCGACATAATTGAAGCGGTCAATGGTGGGATGTCAGAATCAACAATCGCTTTAGGCTTTCAACCTGGTGAGATGCCAGCCAAGATTTACGATCCGTTCGATGACTAAGAAACAGTTCCAGAAATACCTAGAGCGCGACCTTGGCTGTTGGCATTGTGGCACTCAAGGCGATGACCTGATACCACATCACCGGCTCAATCGAGGCATGGGTAGTAAGAATCACCTGGCTAACCAACCCAGCAACATCATTCCCTTATGCGCTGAGGCTAACGGCTTACTAGAGTCCAACGCTGCCTTTGCCGAGCATGGTCGCAAGCTGGGCTGGAAGCTAAGAAACCATGAAACGCCTACTGAAGTTCCTATCTTTGGGCATGGTGGCTGGTGGCTACTCAATGACGACTTTACAAAAGACCTGCTGGAATCCGACCCTGAGATGTATTAGGTGGTACAGTCCAAGCAAGGGGCTGGATTAGACTCGACTATCAGTAAAGCCGATGAGGAATCTGACTAGGACTCGGGTGCAACTCCCGACAGCTCCACGCCAGGATACACTTCTGGTGCTAGTGTAAAGACATAACTGAATAAAAAGATGCCGCCTAAGGATCGGAACCCTTAGACGGCGTTGATTCCAACAAGTAACCTGTTGGCATCCCTACTAAGTGTAGTGTGCCAACCTAATTTAGGAGGCACATTTAGTGTTTAACTGGGACAATCTAACGCTGGCAGAGATTCTGCCTTATTACGCAAACAACATATTCATGGCTGAGATGGACTACAAGGCTATGGGCCTTGATGCCGGTCAATGGGCGATGCTCGTCAAGGAAGCCTTTGACACCAAAGTAATCAACGCAACTGTATTGATGGTCATGCTCGACAGAGCAAGTGTCGCATGAGCGGCGTTTACAAAATCTACCGGCATGACTCACAGCCCTTTGCTCAAGTCCCGAATAGCGCAATCAGAGATCCACAGATAAGCCCTAACGCGTTCAGGCTCCTGGCTTACCTGATGAGCCACAAAGAAGGCTATGAGCTTACTTATGGGCAGATTGAGCGACAGACCACGCTGGGCAGGTACGCAATCAATGAAGCAATCAGAGTGCTAACTGACAAGGGCTGGCTGAGAACGGAAAGAACCAAGAAAGAAAACGGACAGTTTGGTTTTACATCGTTTCACATTCTTGACCCAGAGGCGGTTGATTCCGTAGCGGATGACTCCAGCGCGGGTCATTCCACTATGGAACAGCCAACGGACATTAAGAATACTAATTACTTAGAGAAGACCAAAGATAAAGAAAAACACTTAGAGGGATTTGATGAGTTTTGGAAACTTTATCCAAAAAAGATAGCCAAAGCTGATGCCCTAAAAGCCTGGAGTAAAGCAACCAAAACCAAAACCGCTGGTGAGCTGTTGAAGCTGACCAAAGCCTACGCTGAGGGAAAGTTGCCAGATGATAAATACATTCCCTACCCAGCCTCATGGCTAAACAAGGGACTCTATGAGAGTGTTGAAGTCGCTGAAGCCAAACCATTGCCTAAGCTGTTTGTAGGGAGAATAAAGTGACACAATTTGAGCAGTCAGTAATCGGATCAATCCTGCTGACCAACGGCAAGGCACTAGAGGAACTAACTCTCAGCCCAGCAGACTTTGACGATCTCCAGAATGAGCGCATCTACAAAACCTTGCTAGAGATGAAGGCAGGTCGCCAGCCGATTGATGTGATGACAGTCGGTGCAGCTCTGCCAAAGTTAGCCAGCTATCTCCATGACATCGTTACGGCAACTCCAACAGCGGCATCGGTCAGTTACTACGCCAACAAGGTGATCGAGGATGCCACAAGGCGCAGACTAGCAGTTGCCGGCACAATGATTCACAGCAAAGCCCAGCATGAAGATTTGGCAACAGTCTTTGACACAGCCAAGAAAGAGATTGATGACCTCATAGATCGCAACTCCGCAATCCGACCAAGCTATGTTGCCGATGAACTTTTGCCCTACATGGATGAGATTGACAAGCCCAAGCATTACCCAGAAAGCCCTTGGGCATTACTCAATGACATCATCACCGGATTCCGACCAGGCGCGTTATACATTATTGGAGCAAGACCAGGCGTGGGTAAGACCATTGTTGGTTTACAGATTGCTTGGGAGCTATCAAAGAACGGACCTGTATCGTTCCACAGCCTAGAGATGGGCAAGACCGAGCTGTATAACAGGATCATCGCTAGCCAAGCTGAGGTGCCACTAAGTGCTATCGAGAAGGGTCACCTGCAAGAGTGGATGTGGGAAAGAATCTTGAAGGTAAGAACCCAGATACAAGAACACAGATTGGCTATTCATGACAAGTCAGGTCAAAACCTGTTACAGATACGAGCATCGGCAAACAGCGTAAAAGGCAACGGCTCGCTTGAGGCAATAGTTGTTGACTATCTAGGACTGATTCAAGACACCGAAAAAGGTCGCAAGCGTTACGAGATGATTACCGACATCTCAATCGGGCTAAAGAACATGGCAAGGGATTTGAATGTTCCGGTAATCGCGCTAGCTCAGCTGAACCGAGGCCCAGAGCAGCGCAAAGATTCCGAGCCTGACATGGCTGACCTAAGAGATTCAGGTGGCATCGAGCAGGATGCCGATGTTGTTATCTTGCTTCACCGCAAGTCAGTTGATGAGGATCAGTTTGAATGGCAAAAGAGCCAGATGATAATGAAGGTGGCAAAGAACCGACATGGTGGACTTGGAGAAGTCGCGCTCAGGTTCGAGGGTCACCTTTCCAGAGTGATTGGCTAAGCTTATGCTGTGGATGACAATGTGGCCTTATGCTGCCGATGTGGAGCAACTTGGAAGGTCAATACGCATAAACGCAAGCGTAAAGACCTCAAATGCCAATCCTGTCGGATGCACCGAGCCTTGGTCATCAAGTATGGATCCGAGAAGTGCATCCCTTGGCAGGGCGATTTTGACAAGGCTACTCTCACCATCCCAATCTTTGACGGCAAGCCAGTCCTACCTGGCACTAGAACTTGTGGGCATCTCGACTGCACCAATCCCAACCATGTCGCTGGTGACCACTAGAGTAAAACAACAAATCGAAAGGAAATAAAGAGATGGCAATAATCAAAGTAAAGGGCACAATCACTAAGGTGTTTTGGGAAGCCAAGGGCCTTATTGTTACAGAGTCATACACCACTAGAGCTGGCGACACAGTTGAAAAGCAATTTACAGTCTGGCTAAAGTCACCAACCACACTAGAGGTCGGTGACACAGTTCAAGTCGAGGGTCTGTTGTCAGTTGAGATTGAGGCTTGGATAAATCAAGATGGCTCACCAAAGCTAAACCGAGAAGGTCAGCCTGGTCAGTCAATCAAGGTAAGCATCAACAACCCTCAAGTAGTTCCAGCCGAGCCAATCAGCATCATCAAGGGTATCTTTGAGCCGACACACGAGCCAAGTCCCTTTTGAGAAATCTCCGTTGGCTAGTCCCTGCCCTCACCGCCGGCATACTACTGAACCTATCGCTTCAAGATAAAAGCGTTCTTGATGGTGTGGGACTGGCCTTCGGTATCCTTTATTGTTGGGCTGCCATAATGGGAGCATGGGAGCTGTATGGCAGAGGTAAGCCTTAGCGTTACAGGCGACCCAGCCAGCCAAGGATCACACGCCATAATGCATGGCAGGATTGTTCAGGTCAATAGCTCAAAGCACAAGGCATGGCGTAAGGCCATAGTCCAAGAAGCAATTGCTACCCTGCCGGATGACTGGCAACCAATAAATGAGCCATGCGAGCTTATCGTCAACTTCTATCTACCCAAGCCCAAGACCGTAGATCGCCAGCTACCCAGCGTGTCACCTGACCTAGACAAGCTCATAAGGGCAGTAGGCGACTCCCTGACGGATTCAGGGGTAGTCATTGATGACAGCCGAATTGTCCGAATCTCAGCCCGTAAGCTCTACGCCGAGGGCATCGCCCCAGGGGCCACAATTCAGGTCAAAACCCTCAACTAGCCCTTTAGCGCGACACGCCGATAATTAGGGAAATTTGCCAAAATTGCCAGAAAAAGGCAAAAACTGTGCTATCTTGAATACATAGCCCAAGGGGGGCTAGAAAAGGAGCATCAAATTGAACGCAGTACAGAGCAAAGTTTCACAGCTAGTAGCACTTGCAGCAGACTATGGATTTGAAGCAGGAGTAACAAACATAAGTGACAGCTATGTAGTTGTTTACATGGTCTCAGCAAACCTAAAATGCAGAGTAGTAGAAACAGAAGCCGGTAACGCATCTGTGACCACTTGGGAGCGCAAGCACAAAGTTCTTAATACTTCACTTGAGCCAAGGCTTTCCCACTACAAGGCGATTGCTGACAGAAGAGCAGCGAGAGTCGCATGAAAATAATTATCCTTTACCTATTTGGACTAACCGGCATCCTGATCGCAAGCTGGCAGATACAAGAGATACATCTGGGCTGGGGTTACACACTCGGAGTCGCAGGTTTGATTCTTGCCTTCTTTGTAGCAGTCAACGCACTAACAAAGGACACTCGCAGATGAATGAGAAACAACTAGCTGAGCAGATTATTGCTGAGGCCCAGAGGTGGACTCAGAACCAATACACACTTCAAGTAGGAATACCATTTAGGGATTCGACAACAGAGAATGAAGCCAAGGCTCGCATTGAGCTAATACAACACATCAAGCAAACACTAAAAGAGATGAGATCAAATGCCTAACTACAATCCAGAGCCACTTGAGTTCGCAGTCACCGACTACAACCCCAACCAATACAACTTTGGTGTTGCCAAGTCAGACGGAATCTACATGGGCAGGATGCTTATGAAAAACGAGGTGCTAAGTCTTATCAAGGCAGCGTACCCAATCCCAACCAAAGCAATCGCTAAGGTCATTGACATCGTGGACAGCATTGAAATCTATGTTGACCCTCAATACAACATTTCATCGAGGTAGCCATGAAGCTGACACCCTACGCAGAAGGCTTTTACGCCGGCATCCGTCACCAGCGCAACAACATCCTTGACTTTGTATCTATCCACTTGGATCAGGGCTACATGGTTACAGCCGAGGACATTGTTGACGAAATAAACGGCCAGTACAAGAAAGACATGAGCCAGCAAGTTGATGCCATGATGGATGGCAGCCTTGACAAGCTAATCCGCAACCTAGATGAGCTGTCCTACACAGTCAGCAACATCGAGAGGCAAGCACAGGAGATAGTTACCGAGGTGAATAAGAACCTATGAAGTCAACAATAAAAGGGGTAAGCCTAAGCACTAACTTTGATGCAACAGTTCATAGATACTTTGACGAGAACGCAAAGCTACTGCTCTCAAAGCACAATGACTATGGCCCGACCAACATCAGCAACGCACCTGGTGGACCTATCAATGGCCTACGAGTCAGGATGCACGACAAGTTGGCAAGGATCAATCACTTGACTGATTCCGGCAACGCACCCGAGCATGAAGCCTTGCGCGATTCTTTCATTGACCTTGCAAACTACGCAATTATCGGTTTGCTAGTCCTAGACGGAGAGTGGCCTGAGAAATGATTGGATGGCGACCTAACCGAGAAGAATCGCGAGCGCGGAAATTGACTGAGGCTTTTGGCAGAGGCTTTGCCAAGGGTTATGTTCAAGGGACAAAAGAAATGGCTGACTACCTGACTGAGCAAATTATCCACGCAATCAATCAGGATGCAGTCCTAAGAAGCACAGTCGATGTTGACACCATTGAAAGAGTGGTCGAGATTATTGAGGCGGTGAGGGACATTGGCAAAACACAGAGCTGAGAGGCAACCGATCAACTGGCGCATCATGCGAGTTCATTGGGCATACAAGACACTAAGAATCAGGCGAGCCTTCTACACATTCCTGTATAAGGTTTCACGATGACTCACTTTAGTAACGCTGATGAGCGTGAAATCTTTGATGCAATCTTGCTACTCAAGGATGAAAACCTAGTCTGGTCGAATGACCTAGAAGCAATCAGGCGCAATCTTGCCAGATTGATGGAAAGAATAATGCAAGTGGAATGGCACTACCTTGAGCCAGAAATCGGTGACTTGGCTCTAAACTTGATAAGAGAAACTGAAAGGGAAAACAATGCTCGAAGGACTAGCACCACAGGTGAAGAAATCATCTTGCAAAGTAAGAACAATCTTGGAAACTCTGGACACCAAGGATCAAGCAATTCTTGTCAATGCCATAAGCAATGACTCTTGGACAGCACCAGCACTAGCCAGGGAACTAACGGCGAGGGGCATCGCAATCAGCGAGAAGCCTATTCTGCTACACCGAAGGAAAGAGTGCAGCTGTGCTAGATAACTTGGAGCCAGCACCAAGAGTAGAAACACCTAAAGAGTATCGACCTGCCTTCGAGTTTGACGGCAACGAGGGTTGGGCGCAACTACCACCGACATCAGGCGTACCCAGCTTTGATGACTTCCTAACCCAGCAGGGCTTTAACCCAGATGAGTTTGAGGTTACCGGCACACCACGCACATCACGCTGGCAACGCTATGACGGCGAATGGCTATCAAGCTATCGGTTTACCTTTAGGCGCAGGATCGCAAACCTTGACCTGCCATTGCTCTACTCGCAAGCCAAGAAAGCCTACAAGCCTAAGAAAGACTTCAGAACGACTTCTGAAAAGGCTCTAGTGATTCTTTGGTCTGACTTACAGGTTGGCAAGGTTGACCATCGAGGCGGCATCGAAGCCTTGCTTGCCAGAGTTGAGGAAACAAAAGAAAAGCTTGTTGCCCTACTCAAAAAGGAAAAGCCAGCCAAGGTCATCTTTGTTGACTTAGGGGACACAGTAGAAGGCTTTGACAACACAGGTGGCAATCAGCTCCAGAGCAACGACCTCAGCCCGATGCAACAGGTTGACATCGCAACAACCTTAGCTTGGGATCACCTGAAGCTACTGGCAGGATACAGCGATGACATTACCTACGCATCAGTTGGCTCGAACCATTGCCAATGGCGTGTCAGGGGTAAGCAGCAAGGCACACCAACCGATGACTGGGGTATCCACATCGGGCGCACACTTGCAAGGCTGGCAAAAGAAACAGAGATGCCCATCAAGTTCTATGAGCCTCAAAAGCATGACGAGTCTTTAGCCATAGACATCTTTGACGACCAGTTCCACATACTCGGTATCTGGCATGGACACCAAAGCCCTAGACCTGACCAAGTGCCTACCTGGTGGCGACAGCAAGCCTTTGGTAAGCAGCCTGTTGGGGATGCAACCATCGGAGTATCTGGACACTTCCATCATCTCAGGGTGCTAGAGCTTGGCTCAACCTCAAGAGGATCATCACGCTTCTGGATTCAGGCAAGCACCATGGACAACGGCTCAGGCTGGTGGCGATTGCGCTCAGGCGAGGATTCTGTGCCAGGCTTAGTAACCTTTGTGCTTGACAAGGGCGTTGACTTTACCGGAACTGTTTACAAGCTATGAAAATCGGCAGCTTATTCAGCGGATACGGCGGTCTTGACTTAGCTGTAACAAAGCTGACAGGTGCTGAGGTTGCTTGGCATTGTGAGTGGGAAGATGCACCAAGTCAGATACTTGAGGCACACTTTCCAGGCGTTCCAAACTACCGAGATGTAAGCAAGGTTGACTTTACGGAAGTCGAGCCAGTTGACATACTTACAGGTGGCTTCCCTTGTCAGGATTTATCTCTGGCAGGTAAGCGAGCAGGATTACAGGATGGAACTCGCTCAGGCTTATGGTCAGAGTTCTACCGAGCAATAC